TGTTATCACTGATTTAAACAGCACTCTTTCTGCTAGTGTAAACGGCACTAACTTAATTATTAGACAGGTAACTGATGATATGTCTAATCAACAAAGTCCTTTTACTGGACGTAAAGAGTTTAGATTAATGGGATATGGACGTACACCACAGGTAACTATTAGTCAATCTGCGCCTTTGTCTTTGCAAGTTAATGGAATGATAGTGGAGCTAGTCGTCTAATGATAAATTTTATTATAGCTGCTGCAACTTCTATTAGTACAGTAAGTAGTATTAAAGCTGGTAAAGCGCAAAAGGCTGAGTCAGAAGCTAATGCAAAGCAAATGGAAGTTGATAATGCTTTGCTTGGTGCGCAAGCTATGCAACAGCACAATGCTAGGGCTGCTATTTTTTCAGATGCTACTTCTGCCAATACAGCTTTCTTTGCTTTTTCTGGCAGAGATGTATCTGACATGAGTGTTAAGGCATTTTTAGAAAGACAAAAACAAATCTACATACAAGAACAGGTTGTTGGTGGTTCTCAAGCTACTGCGGAGCAGTCTAAAATGACTATGTTAGCTACTGCTGAAAGAAAGCGCGGAAAGAATGCTTTGGTGGCTGGCTATCTTGGGGCGGCTGGTAATATAGCTAGTGGTTTATATCAGGCGAAAACTGTTAGAAGGCCAAGCGGTTCTACATCAAGTGGAGTTCCGATGACAGGTGGCAGAGTAAATAAATCAACAACAACTGGTTATACATTGGGTATTAAATAATGGCTGTAGTTCGTCAAACTCAAAAAGTTTTTAATCGTCCTATTGGCGTTACCAGAATGAATACTGGTGAAGCCGAGTTATGGCAAACAGTTAGCCGAGAGGCTAATGGAATACAATCTATAGCTTTTAAAGAAGGCGCTCGTCTTGCTGAACAATTTGGGACTGAAGAGGCAAAGAAGACGAGTCTAACTGCTATTGATCCATTAACTAAAAAGCCAGAAGCTTTGGAAATACCAGACGGTTATGGCTCTATTGCTCAAGATGCTTACAAAAGAGTTATTGAAAAACGGTATACAAATTCAATTCAAACAGAAATAGAAGAACAGGCAGCTTCACTAGCTATTAAATATCCAAATCCAAATTCATACGATACTCAAATGAGTAAGTATGTTCAGCAAATGTCTGAATCTAATCCTGAGTATGCAGGGTTTATTGAGGATAGTGGCGGTTTGTATTTGGCTAGAACTAAAACTAGCTTGATGAAACAAGCACATGTTAAAGCTAGAGCATCGGCTGCTGTTTCTATTTCTAATGATTTTGATAGTACAATAGCAAAAGCTTATCAGTTTGCATCTAGTGGAAATTTAAACGAAGCGTTTAATCTTATTGTTGAAGGTGTAGATGACGTATCTAATGGAGAGGCGTCTCAGGTTTTACCTGCTGGCTCTGTAGGAAAGTCTTCCCTTTCTGGCAGAACTGCTATTGCTCAAGGTTTATTAACTCACATTTATTCTCAAACTTCTGGTATTAATGGTGCTAAATATAGATCAGCTATTAGTAGATATATACTTAGTAGTGGGAAAACTCCTCTTTTAAAAAAGTACAGAGATCAAATTGATGTGTTAATTAATGGAAAGCAAACAGATGGAGTTGCTCTTTTAGATTATATTAATGCTAAGACTGTCATTTCCGCTACAGAAGCTATTGCATCTGATATGAGCCAGATAGAAAGAATTAATTCTGCTGAACTCCAAAAGGAAAATGCAACAAGAGCTAAACTATATTACTCTCGTAATTCTGAACAATCTGATGATATTCTTAATAGTTTTAAAATAAATATTCATACTTACCTTGAAGGTGCTGTTGATGGGCAATTATCTGATGCTAATGCAAGTGGCGTAATTGCAAGTATTACTGAGGCAGGCTCATCATATACAGCATTTAAGTCAAGATTGTTTGATTTATATGAAGATAATCTTTTAAATCAAGGTGCTTTAAGTTTAGCTGATGAAGCTAGAAAATCTATGGTTCGTGAGCTTTTAACTATAGGGATTGCACAAGGAGAAGCTGTTGCTTTTACTGCTGCAATAAACAGTGGGAACCCAGAAGACTTAGAAACTTTAACTGAACTTCAAAAAGGTTTGATTAGTGCTTATCGTGAGAGCGATCTTTATGATGCAAATGATGCAGGGTTTGTTAAGCAAGTTCTTGGTCAGAATATAAATACTGCAAGAGAAGCTCTTAAGAGACAAAGGAAATCTTATTTAATATTCACTGGTGCAAATGAATTTTCAGATTACGCAGCCAACGCTATAGTTCAAGATAAAGAGCTAAGTGATCAAGTAGATATTGTTGAAAAAGAAATAGGCATTTCAATCACCTCTACACAGGCTGAATCTCATATTTCTAAAATGCGTGTGGGTGTTGCTGTAGGTAGAATTAACAACTCAACTTTTAGTTATAATTCTGAACAACTTAATTCTCTTCAGTTGTACATTATGTCAGAAGGTAAAGATGCTGGAACAACTACAGAATTAGAAAGAGCCTTAGGTGATTCAGTTCTTAGTGTTTTAAAAGGTGATAATGATAAGAGAGTAATAAAAAGTCATATTGGCGGCCTTAGAGTAACGGTTGCAGAAGAAGAAAGAAGAGCGGCAGCTAAGTTAGAAGCAACTAAAGTAACTGATCTTGTTTCTAATGGTCTTGGAAGCAGTGCTGAAATTACTCATAGAAACGCGCAAAGCGAACGATTTAGGTTAAGTGGGGTAAATCTTACAGACCCTTCATCGTTAAATAATTCCGATGTGCTTAAAGCCATGAGTGAAACTGTGCCTCAAACTTTTGTTAATTCTCTTAAGTCTATTGTTAATTTACAAGATGTTGATGGAGCAAATGTTTTACTGCAACATTACGCAAGGCTTTCTGCTTTTAGAAGTATTGAAGATTTTGATACTGAAAGCATTGATGACGATACGATCATTGTTACAAACAGAATAGCAGAAGCTCTTTCTAAAGATCAAAGAGATGATCTTGATGTAATGATTTCTATGATAGGTAGAGATGGTGCTTCGTTAGAGGATGTTAGAAGCTTACTAACTTTGCGGGATAGTAAAAGCAGCAATGAAACTTTAAGAAGTATTTTTCCAGATGGACATAAAGCTTTTGTTTTAAGCGAAGTTAGTTCTAATATATATGTTGCTCAACAGCTTTATAATGTAGTTGAAAAAATGGCTAGAGTCGGAGTTCCTAAAGGTCAGATTGAAGAATACATAGAATCAAGAGTAGAAAATACTTTTCATGAAAGTGATTTTATTCATGATGCAAACTTTCCAATAGGTGAAGCCAATAAGACTGAGTTTTCGCTTGAAAATATTCTCAAAAAATCAAGCAATGCTAGGTTTGAGGACGAGAAAAAAGAGTTAATAACAATAATTAATGAATCTTTGGGCGATGGGTTTTCTTTAAACAAGACTAAAAAGGCTTATGAAACTACTGCAAGTATTGATCTTGTTAAGTATTTAGGTGGTTATGGAAGAAAAGAGTTTCCTAAAGGTTATAAAGATTTAGATGATCTTATGCAAAAAGCTGAACAAGAAAAAGAAGATATAAAAAACAAAACTGAAGCTGAAATCCCTGTGTATCTTGTGCCTCATAAATATTCTGGAACTGACCAGCCTTTGTTTTTTGCTCATGTTGTTAGTGAAGGAGGGGAGCTTGTTCCTCATATAATAAAAATTAATGATCAACCTTTCTGGCCTTCTTTTAATGCTGATCAAGAACTTGTTGATTATCGTAAGCGTTTAGTAGAAGAACAAGCATTAGCTGATGATCAAGATAAGGTTAATCTTATTGAGCAAGACGCTAAGATACAGTCTAAACTTATAGAAGATAATAAATCATTAGCTGCGTATCAAGCCGAAATGACAACTCTTGGATTTACTGATTTGAGGAAATTTCAACAGTTTAAAGCTGATGAAAAATTAAAAAGATTGAGAGGGCAAGAGTAATGCAAAACGGTCTCTCAGCACTTGTAGATATAACAGGGCCAGATAGCATTGATATGCCACAAGAAGGCCCTTCATTTCTTAATGAAACTCTTCCCGCCAATCTTGGATATAAATACTCACCACTTATAAATAGCATTCAAAATAGAAATCAATTTGGTACAATACCAGAAGATGGTTACAGAGCTATAGATGATATTCCAGAAGGTTATGAGGCTTTTGGTTCTACGCTTCTTCGTGCTGTAAACAATGATCACATGGGCGTTCTTGTAAATCAAATTGATGAAAACTTTGAACGCCGCAGAATTATGTCTGAGTCTGGTTTCTTTGCAAATATGCTTACTGAGTTTGCTGACCCTGTAAACTACATACCTATAGTTGGTGTTTCTGCAAAAGTTGGCAGGTCTGCTATTCGTGTTGGATTAGGAACTACTGCAATTCAAGCGGGTGCAGAGTCAATACGTTATCCATTTGATCCGTTAGCTACAAGAATGGAATCAGCAGTAAATATTAGTTCTGCCGCTGCCTTCGGTACTATTTTTGGTGGTCTTGCTTCTATACCTTTAGCTAGACGTTTAACTGCTATTGAGCAGGCTTCTAATGAAGTAGACACAAGTCTACGCGCCCTTGATGGTTTAACGCCAGAAGATGTTAGAGCTATGGGTTCTCGTGAAAATAGGCAGTTTAACAACTTAAATGATTCTGAGCTTAAAGCTCATAGATCAGAATTAGCTAGTAAAGAAAATACTGACTCTGCAATTCGCGCTATTGATTTAGAAAGAACTTTAAGAAGATCAGAATCTATTGATGCTGGAGAATTATCTGATGCTAGTATAGCTAATTCTTTATTTACTGACTCTTGGATATACAAGGGTGTTACAACTCCAATGAAGAGAGTTTTGCAAAGTAAAAATTTACCTAATTCTGTTAAACTTATAGCTCAAGGTATTGCTGGTGATAGCGGCATATTAGTAAAAGCTAATCAACTTGGCGTTAAGTTAGGCAACTCTGTTTTTCAAAGTGCAAAACTTTTAGAAGGCGAATGGGTTAGAGAGTATGATAATCTTATTAATCTTTGGGGAAAGTCTACAAGCAAAGGTGTGATAAATCCTTTAGATTATAATGTAACTAATGGATTTGAAAAAGCTAAATCCTCTATTGGATTAAATGCAAATACTTTTGAGTCTTGGCTTACTAATGTAGATCAAAAATATATTACACGAGATAAAAACTTATCTGATATTGAAGCTCAAGCTGTACAAATTTTTGATAGGTTTTATTCTAACTGGGAAACCAGATTAAACGAAACTAATCTTATTGGTTCTGTTGGCGGTTATAAGAAATTAATTGATCGCAGAACTAAAGACATTCTTAAAGCAGAAGGCAGTTTGAAGACTGCAAAAAACGGTGACTATATACGCAGACTTGAATCTAATCTTGTTAAATATAAAGAAGAACTTGCAGATGCTCAAAGCATGGTTGAGAGTTTATCTGATAGTGGAAAAATATTACCTCCAAATGAAGCTGTATTTCGTCCTCGCTATTGGGATAGAAAAGCAATTATGAAAAACAGGGCTGGCTTTGAGGCTGTTTTGACTAAGTGGTTTACTGAGAATCCCAATACAATAATTAGAAACAACAAAGGTATTTTTGAAAAAATAGATTTATCTACTAACGAAAGCGCAATTAAAGGTCGTGTCAATAAAATGATAGATGACCTTCTTGGGCTTTCTGACGTTCTTGATGTTGACGCTGGTTATTTTGGTATGGGCAAATCTAAGCATATGAAGCATAGGGTTGTAGATATACCTAATGAGTTAGTGTTAGATTTTATTGAGAAAAATCCTATTAAAGTAATGAAGGCTTATGTTTCTAGGGTTGGCCCTCGCTATGAGTTTGCTAAAAAGTTTAATGGCAAATCTTATGATGATGTTGTTGATGACATTTATAATGATGTTCTTGGAAACGGTGGCACTCAAGATCAAGCATATGCAGCAATTAAAGATATTACTGCTTTATATGAACGTGTTGTTGGAACTGCTCTTCGTAATCCTGATAGTTGGGATCAAAAAATTGCAGCAGGAATGCGTAATGCCGCACAGCTTAATTATTTAGGTTCTGCTGGTTTTTCTACAATAACTGAGCCAGCTAAAATTATTATGGAACATGGTCTTGGGCCTACTGTTCGCGGTTTGTTTTCTATATTGGAAGATAACAAATTAAGAATGGGTGCGCGTGAAGGTCGCATTGGAGGTGAGGGTTTAGAAAATTTAAACGGCAGCGCTCAAATGCGTTTAGTTGATGATGTTACAAACAATCCTTTTGAAACAAATGTTTGGGATACGTCAAAAGACGCTTTTTATTTATTAAATCTTCTTGGCCCTATTACTAGATTATTAAAAGATTTTGACGCAATGATGCGTTCTCATACGTTGGTAGATTATTCAGTGCGCTGGGCTGACGGTAAAGCAACTAAAATGGAGCAAGAGTATCTTCTTCGCTACAATATAGATTTTGACGATGCAGTAAAAATTTCAAACGCACCTATTCAGCAATCTAAGAGTGGCCTTTATATGGCTAACACAGATGCTTGGGTTAATGCCGTTGAGTTTCCTTCTACAATGGCAAATGTAGTTTCTGGTAAAGTTGGTAAGCAAGTTGGTAAAAGATACGTGCCTGCTTTTTTTAGTCCTGATGATGGGCCTAACGGTACAATTTACATTGATGAAGATTACATTTCTTCTACTTTTGATAGTAAGCCTTGGACTGATCCAAAGGTTAAGGGTGTTAAACCTTTACCAGATAATGCTTTTAATACTCCTCAAGAATGGGTAACTTTTGTTAAAATGCATGAGGTTATGCATACAATTTATCCATCAAAAAAACTTAATATTGATAAGCGTACTACTCAAGGCAAAGCTAATTATGAGAACGCAATAAATGATTTAGCTATGGCTGAGATTAAAAAGCAAAACAAAGTAGAAGTAAGCACAAGAGATACATTTAGAACTGCTCTTAGTTCTGGTATAATGAATACAATTCTTATGGGTACACCAGCAGATAAACCTATAATTACAGACGGTATTGTTTACATTCCAATGCGTGTAGCTGGTCAGTTTGGAATGAAAGAAGACAGTAAAGTTAAGGGCTATGCTCGTATTGAAAACGGTCTTCTTGGTTTGCCTTTCCAATTCTACTCATATTCGCTTGCAGCAGTAAATAAAGTAAGTGCAGCTTATGCTCACAATCAAGTAAAGGGTCGTTACTCAGGCGCTTTGATTGGTATGGGCTTGGGCTATATGCTTCTTCAAATGAAGACACCAGATTATATTATGGAAGAGATGCCTTATTCTGATAGATTTGCTAGATCGTTTGATTATTCTGGTTTAGGAGTTTTGTATTCTGATATTTTATATACTGGTATGGCAACTAGCATGGCTTTAGGTGGCCCTAACATTACAGGTGGGGCAATAAGCCCTAAATTTCCACAAGAAGAAAATTATGTTGATGCAGCAACAGGCGTTTTAGGTGCTGGCCCTTCTGTAACTACTGATTTGGGTAGGGGGATGTACGATATAATTACTGGCAACTATGGTGAGGGAATGAAAGAGGTTATTAGAAACGCTCCTTTCACTCGCCTTTGGTTTTTAAAAGATGAAATGAACCAATATACCCGTGGCTTGGGGAGATTTTAATTGTGCGTTGCTATGCTTTATATGTGCTGTTAGCAGGGCCGAAAGGAGTGCTACATGACTATTAACCTATCTGCCAACTCGCCAAGGGTTTCCTATACGGTAAACGCTGGTGCAACTACTAGCACGTTTGCGGTATCGTTTGAGTTCTTTGCTGCTGCTGATTTGAATGTGTATGTTGATGGGGCGCTTAAAGTATTAGGTTCTGGCTCTGGTCAATACGCTGTATCTGGTGGTGGTGGCTCTACTGGTGCTGTTGCTTTGTCTGTTACTGGTGCAAGTGGTAATAGTACCGTTGTTATAACTAGAGATATTGATCTTGAAAGAACAACTGACTTTCCTTCGTCGGGTTCATTTCAAATAGCTACACTTAATACTGAGCTTGATCGTTTCGTAGCTATTGCTGCTGATTTAAAAGATAGTTCTGATCGGTCATTACAACTTACTGATTTTGACGCTGCTGTTTCTTTGGTTCTTCCTGATGTTGCTACTCGTAAGGGTAAGGTGCTTGCGTTTAATGCGTCTACTGGCGCTGTTGAGGCTGGGCCATCTACTTCTGATGTTCAAACTGTATCTGCTAACGCTGCATCTGTTGCTCTTTTAGGAACTTCTGCTGCTGTAGCTGATCTGGCTATCTTGGCAACTGATGCCGTAGTTGCTGACATGGCTATCTTAGCAACTAGCGCAATAGTTGCTGACATGGCAATCCTTGGAACGGATGCAATAGTTGCTGACATGGCTATCTTAGCTACTGATGCGATTGTAGCTGATCTGGCTATCTTGGCTACTGACGCAATCGTGGCTGACATGGCTATTTTAGCTACCAGTGATATTGTTACTGATATGAATTTGTTAGCTACGGCTGCTGTTGTTGAGGATATGGGTCTATTAGCAACGTCTGCTGTAATTGAAGATATGGGTTTGTTGGCTACATCTGCTGTAATTGAGGACATGGGACTGTTAGCTGTAAGCGCTATCATTACTGATATGTCTATTCTTGGAACGGCTGACGTTGTGGCAGATATGAATACGTTAGCTACAAGCGATATTGTGGCTGATATGAATTTACTAGCAACATCTGCCGTTATTGAAGACATGGGTCTATTAGCTACTTCTGCCGTTATTGAAGATATGGGCTTACTTGCTACGTCTGCTGTTATAGAAGACATGGGATTATTAGCTACTAGCGCAGTCATTGAGGACATGGGGCTATTAGCTACGAGCGCAGTTATAGAAGATATGGGATTGCTAGCTACAAGTGCTGTTATTTCCGATATGTCAACGCTTGCTGGAAGTGGAGCCAACCCTAATATTACTAGCGTTACAGCCAGTGGCGTAGTAGCAGCTGGTAGCCTAGTTGTAGACGAAATGACTTTAAATGCTGATACACTTACAGCTACAGATACGTTTACGATTGATGCCGCTGGAGATATTACCCTTGATGCAGATGGTGCTGATATACGTCTATCAGATGCGGGTACTCAATTTGGTAAATTTACCAACTCATCAAGTGATTTTGTTATATCTTCAAGTGTAAACGACAAAGACATAATTTTTAGAGGTGCAGACGGTGGCAATAATATAACCGCCCTCACACTTGATATGGAAAATGCTGGCACGGCTATCTTTAATCACGACATAAAACTTTCTGACGACGGCAGGATCGTTTTTGGTGCTGGTGCCGATTTAGCTATATATTCAGATGGTACAAACGGAAGGGTAGAAGCACCTAACGGCGACCTAGTGATTGATTTAGCAGGAGACATCATCCTTGATGTTGATGGTGGTGATGTAATAATTAAAGATGGTGGTACGGAAATAGCTCATCTTTCTAATAGCAATAGTGACTTTAAAATTGAATCAAAAGTTTCTAATAAAAGTATGCTATTTAGGGGTAACGATGGTGGCTCTGGTATAACAGCCCTCACACTTGATATGGAATTTGCTGGTGCGGCCACATTCAATAGTGATGTTATACTTGGAAATGCCAAAGCTATTTTATTCGGTGACGGCAGTGCTAGAATTATTGGTGATGGTTCAGCAGAGACATTAAAATTTTTTACTTCTGGTGCTGAAAAGGCGAGGTTTGACGCCAGCGGCAACTTGCTGGTGGGTAAGACGAGTGCTAATAATACAGATGTAGGTACTTCTATATACAGTACACTAGGGTTTTCTAGCACCCGCAGTGGTGGTGTTGTTGGCATTTTAAACAGAAAAACTAATGATGGCGATATTTTAACGTTCCGCCAAGACGACGCTACTATAGGGAGTATTGGAGTTAGTGGCACTGAGTTATTTATTGGCTCTTTATCTGGCTCGGATGGGTTTTTAGGCTTTGGCTCTAATATTGTAAAACCTGTTGCAAATGATGGTTCAGCTAGAGATAATGTCATTGATTTAGGAAATGCTAACGCAAGATTTGATGACATCCACGCCACCAACGGCACCATCCAAACCTCTGACCGCAATGAAAAGCAAGACATTGCTTCATTAACTTCAGCAGAAATGCTTGTGGCTAAACGTATATCTGCGTTATTCAAAACATTCCGTTGGAAAGACAAAGTTGCAGCCAAGGGTGATAAGGCTCGTACACACTCAGGTATTATAGCCCAAGACGTACAAGCTGCATTTACTGCTGAAAGCCTAGACGCTGGTGACTACTCACTCTTCATCTTTAGCACTTGGTGGGAGCATGACGTTGATGTCGCTGCTGTTGAAGCTGCTGATGCAGCAGATGCAGTGTACCGTGAGGTAACTGATAGCGATGGCATAGTGACTAATGAGTTGGTTACAGCAGCTAAAGAAGCCGTTGAGTCTAAAGATGCTTACACCCGCACAGATAATTATGACACAGAAGATGCGGCACCGTCAGGTTCAACATCAAGAACACGCCTAGGTATTCGTTACCCTGAGTTGCTGTCATTCTTAGCAGCATATAACGAGCAACGGTTTGCAAGCATTGAGACACGCCTGACGGCATTGGAGCTTTAATGGATATTAACTGGACAGTAATAACAATCGTAGGTGCATTACTAGCCCAAGGTGCTGCTGTTGTTTGGGCTGTGTCAGGCATGGTTTCTGACATTGAGTACAACAGGTCTAGCATATCTGAAATTCAATCTAGTAGTTCTAGATTATCTAGTGAAGTACATGAGAATGATGTAATGATTGCTCGTATAGATGCTAATGTCACCGCTATTAAGGAGGCGTTAAATGTGGTTGCCAACAATCACGCACAGAGATAGCTAAATGATTGACCCTATTACAGCTTTTGCTGCGGCTAATGCAGCCTTCAAAGGGGTCAAGATGCTTGTTGGTGCAGGCAGGGAAATACAAGATATATCAGGTCAGCTTGGTGCTTGGTATGGTGCTGTTGCAGATATAACTAGGGCTGAATCACAACGTAAGAACCCAACATTCTTAGATAAGTTATCTCAAGGCGCTGAATCCATAGAGCAAGAAGCTATGGATATAGTTGTAAGAAAAAAAACCTTAGTAGAAAAAGAAAAAGAAATTAAATTCATGTTAGACATGCGATTTGGTTTCGGTACTTACGATGAGATGCTTGATATGCGTAGACAAATACGCAAGGACAGAGAGAAAGAAGTCTATGCTGCGATGGAATCTAAGAGACAGATAGCTAACAACATGGCTATACTTGGCTTGTCTATCTTAATCATAGGTATATTAGGCGGTGGTCTTTATATGGTGGCTCTAGTTATATGAACACTTTAATCCCCCTTGTTTTAGCAAGTTCTTTGCTTAACCCTGAGTATGTTACATGCCACTTATGGAAGTATGTAAAAAATAATGACGAGATTTTATGCTTATACTCTGGTAAGAATGGAACGCTTGGTTATCATTACCCAACTATTAGTTTTCGTGAATGTCCAAAACAATTTGAATGCCTTTATCAACCGAACTCTAAGGCTAAGGTTAGCCTGAAAGACATCTTGAAAGGATTGTCAGATGGATTTTAAGAAAGTGCTAGAGTATAAAATACTGCCGCGTTGCATGATGTTAGTAATGACTGTCATGTATATTCGTTGCATTGAGTGGGCGCTTTCAATGCCTGATCTATCTTTACAACAAGCTGGTTTAATTTCTGTAGTTACAGGCGCAATGACAGGAGCGTTTGCCGTATGGCTTTCGCATGAGAAATGATAGGTCAACTAATAGGTAGTCTCACTGGTTTAGCTACAAGTATTATTGATGGTAAGACTCAACTCAAACTAACTGAAGCTGAGATTAAAAAGAAACAGCTTACTGGTGAGATTGATTGGGACTTGGCTGCAATGCAAGCCACAGAAAACTCATGGAAAGATGAGTGGATTACCTTACTCTTTAGCATCCCTCTTATCTTGGCATTCTGTGGTGATTGGGGCAATGACATTGTAGCTCGTGGCTTTGAAGCATTGGAAGTAATGCCTCAGTGGTATCAGATTGCGTTAGGTGGGATCGTATCAGCAAGTATAGGAATGCGGTCTGTTAGTAAATTCTTTGGAAAGAAATAGGGAAATCTTATATGGAATATAGATTAGGTAAGCGAAGCGTTCAGAGATTAAGCACTGTGGATGAGCGTCTTCAACGTGTAGTGCGTGGTGCTATTGAGATTACAGATCAAGACTTTTCTGTGATTTGCGGCATTAGAACTAAGGCTGAGCAGACTAAACTCGTTGCTTCTGGTGCGTCACAAACTATGAAGAGTAAACATCTTGATGGGTTAGCTGTTGATCTCATGGCTTATAATGGAGGTGGTAGATGGGAGTTGAATTTGTATGATGAGATTGCAGATGCAATGAAGGCAAGCGCGAAGGCTGAAGGTGTACAGCTTAGATGGGGTGCGGCATGGCACATTAATTCTATTGGTGATTGGCCTCAATCTTCTGAGGAAGCAATGAATGCTTACATAGATTTGCGTAGATCACAGGGGCGCAGACCATTTATAGATGCACCGCACTTTGAATTGATTGTATAAAAAAGGCGGCATCAGGAGAATGGAGAACTCTGATGCCGCCAGTTAAGCAAGTGTGCTTCACAGGGAGAAAGGTGAGTAGACTCGTATTATCACATAACCCCTAGTGTGGCAACACTGCTTTTATTACAAGCTAGACCACCAATCATTAGGTATAGGCTCTTCTTCTTTGTGATCCTCTGGCTCTAGTTTATATGCATACAAACCATTGCCATCGTATCGCCTTGATACAGTACGAAAACCAAACTTCTTTTTTCTTAGGTCTCTGATCGCAGCACTAGCACTTGCTTCTGGCGCACCAGTTGCACTGCTTAATTCAGATAGTGTAACCCAATCGTTTCCCTCCATGTATTCTTTTACTTTGTGTAACTGTGGCATGAGCCTGTTGAAATCACGCTCATGCACATAGTCATCTCCATCAAAGTGAGGTTCGTTATCCATTAGAAAGGAATCTTATCTTCTATATCTAATGGCGGTACTGTTGACGGACTATCAAAATCAATCTGTGGAACCTTTACGTTATCAAGACCTGCTGGTTGCTGCTGCTGTGTTTCTGTTACTTGCATAGACATATAGCTGCTTGTTTCTTTAACCTTCTTCCATCCAGCAATCTTAAACTTACTGTTATCTATTGGGCCTGAGTAATCGGGAGCTTTTTCATTGCCCTTCTTATCATTTTCAAACATAACGCCCAGCTTTTGATAGACCTCTACGATCTTCATGCCTGCTTTGGTTTGGTCAGCAACTAAGATAACCTTCTTGTCGTTGCCATCTACATTTAACTTGCCTTGTAGAATCATGCGCTGTGTATCAAATGGTTTGAATGCTGCGCCTGTGTTAGTGTTGTCATATTCTGCCATGCTTTTGGCTCCTTTAGTTACCAGCTACTACCTGCTGATTTGGTTCCGCTATCTGCGGCATACTTATTGCCATCCATCTTCCCAAGGAAGACATCGGCGTTGAACCCTAAATGAGATAGGGCTTTGGTTAGGCCATCAGTGATAGCCATCTTTGGTGCATCCTCTGCAAGCCTGCCTTTGGTTGCATCAAAGAACTTACGGCATCCACTGAAGGGGCCGAAAGCGTTTATTAATTCACCGTGCCATATCTGTACGTCTGCAATTACAGCAGTGTCTCCGTTAGATAGGTTGATAAATCGTGTGTTGTTAATCCAGCCCCAGCCTTCACCGACAGGGCCGAATTGTTCTGTAGCGCACCGCACCTGATACATAGGATCAATGGCTGTAAAGCTACGTGATCCAAAGCTAACTTGTTTAAGGAACTTAGGGTCTGATGTTTCTACCTTGTTCCATATGTTTAGGTTATCCATATGTTTTTCCATTACGAAGTGTGTTGATACCAATGTTGTAGACACACTCTTTATAAAATACTTTTACCTCGTCCATATTTTTTATGTCACGAAGGCGCTCGGCTATATAGCGTAGATTAACAGCATCCTCATGCCCTTGATTAATCATTGCTTTTGCTTCAAGTCCTGCTCTAGCAGCAACAGCTTCCTGTCGTGCCATTTCAAATGCTTCAAGTTTTGCTTCAAGCCCTGCTTTAACAGCAGCAGCTTCTTGTAGTTTAACCATTTTAGTTGGACGACCTCGCCCTTTTTTATCAACCATTTGTGTTCTCCTTTCTAGTTGCAATTCTTAATGATCCGCGCTTGTCTCTGCGTATAGTTAATAGATCGCAGTATACTTCACGCTCGTTATCGCCCACCATTTCTTTAAGACTTTTCTTAGCTGTATCAAATGATTTGGCGTGTAGCTCATTGCATATGTAATCATAAGCAACAGACTTGAATTGATTGTCATGATTGGCATCACGCTTAACCATATCATCAACAGGTATCTTGTCTGTCTTGATGGCATGTGGCTGATCATAACCTAATGGCTCTGTGTTTGTATCAACATAAGACCAGAACTGTTTGACCGCAGTCATCATGAGATTAAAGTATGACTCGCTCCATGCAACGTGTGAGCATTCCCATTTGTTGTTGCCAAAGAAAGCAGAAAGATAACAGCCATCCTTCTTAGCTAGTGCCATGTAGCACTGCAACTGGGGCATGTAATAATCAATCAGCTTATCCATAGTATTGTATGAATTGGTATGCTTGCACTCAACAATAGAGTTGCGACACATGCCATCAATCGTACCTTTCATAGGTACTTTATTTATAGTGCGCTCGTATTCGTATTGATTGCTGTGTACCAGATAATCATTGCCATCACGCGCTGGCATGTTTTCCTCAAACCACTGGGTGTTGAATGACTCAGTGTAACTACCCATCCGTACTGCTAGGTTGCCCGACAAGTCTTCGCCCTGTGTTCTGCCTGTCTTGATTTCCCATAAAGGATACCAATCACCTTGCATAATTTTAACGCAGTCGGAACCGCCTATAAATCCTGTTCGTCTCATGTGATTCTCCATTCTCCATGAATTATTTATGCTGCATGCGTGCAGTAGTGTCAACAACTATTCTTAATAACTCATTAAGAACAATGATCTGCTCGCTGCGCCATTGGGATATACTCGCATCTTGCTTTCTTCCACCGTCCCGATCTAGCTGCATTTCTGTCAGTTCCTGCAGCCGAATCAGTCTCCTCTCCAAAGCGCCAATCTTGTTTAAAGTGTGTGTGTTTAACGGTAAGTTCTTGAATTTCTTTATCGGCGTAGTCATCACCATACTCCTCTCGTAATCTTGTCTCGTAAACAAATCTGTATTCATCAAGCTGTTCTTCTGTAACTGTAGTTGTATTGATTAAGCCTTGAGACAATCGGCCATACAAATAATCTACTGATACATCTTGATTGGAATGTACTCTCTTAGCTACAGCCTCAAGTGGATTGAAATCCCATACTGCTGGAGAGTCTTTTGAAATGGCACGATTAGTTTCATCACCAGCAATCTTGGCTGCATTAACAAAGACCTTAACCGAAGGCCAGTTACGCGCACCATGAATGGCGCGTACCTGTCTGTCGGTTCTTTCAAGAAACAACTGAAGCAAGCCATCGTTGACATGAGTAGGTGTAACTGTGTTGATGTCCTTAACAATAAACTTCATCTCTTCTAGCAACACTTCATTAGTCATACCTGTGGGTGGTGTGTATCTTTTAAGTACAGACTGTAACCATTTACCTATGATCTGTGTGCGTGTGCTGTAGTCAAGCTGACTCATTGCGCTTATCCTCTAAGCTAAAGATGTTTACATCCCAGCCTTGATTAAGAATATCATCAAGCCGTGATTCATTATTGCTATCGTAATGTGATAGATCATCTTCCCAACGCTCACCATTAAGCCACGTTGATGGGTAAGGTATGAACTTTATGTCTGATTGTGCGCTTACTTGCTGAAATTTTTGAGCAGCTTCTATAATTACTGAAGCATCTTCTAATTTACATGCAGTACGAAAGGCTTCTCTTGCTTGGCCCTTGCCCATTCGTCTTGGGTATACTTTCCAAAATGATTTGAAATCTTCTGAGTCAACTGCTCTTGGTTTTCTTGCCATGCTTGTTCTCCTTTGCTATGCTGTGATGGGGGCAGCTAATATCAACCTGATTGGCTAGGTTACGCACTACCTATCGGGCTACCGAATGCGCTAACATTCTTGCTGTCCCCACGATCATTCAGTCCTCCAGATTCTAAAGCCAGTGTCAACTTTTCTAGTTACCATTTTTAATTCTGGATTGTTTTTCTTTAACCACGTTCTAAATGTTACTCTTTCAGAAGAAGTTTTAACTATAAAGCTATCACCGATTTGCATTGTGGCAACATTAGAATACTTAGACATAGGCATTGGTATGTTGTGTTCAATCACGATCATTTGATTTTCCTTGTATAATTTTTGCAAACTCTTCACCTGACATAATGACTAGAGTTTGTGGCTGTGGTGTTCTTGCTCGTCTTTTATAAAAGGCTATGTCTCTGCCTTCCAACACAGTAAAGGGGCTGGGGAAGTTAGACTTATCTCTGTACTTAACTTCGCCTACCATCCATCGTTGTCCGTCCAGTGTAAGGTGGATGTCTCCGCTCCACTCTCCTCCAAGGGCTCCACTAAGGGGGACGCGCTTGGCTTCAACGCCGATTGACTTGAGCCAATCCACGAACCATTT